GTAAACCAGGAACCGTTTAGGTAGTTGATCGAGTGCGCTACACCGAATACTTGCAAAGTCTTAGTAATGCTTGAGGAGCCCGGCTGAGTCTGCGTTACCGTAATAGGGTCGAAATAGTCAAGGGTAAGCGCGGCCGTTACTCCGGCGGTGTAATCCGGGGTATTGAGGTTTAAGGTAATTGAGTCGCACCGGATAGAAGTGTCTTTACGGCTTGCCACCATAGCCCGAGCCCAGTCGTCGGCAGTTCTCGAGCTATCCATTAAAAGGCTAGGCGCGTCGTAGGTATGGAGGAAATAGGTATCTACGGAGGTTTGGTCTTTATAGGTAGCGGTGATAGCTCCGGCGGTTACGTTGGCTTGGTTAAATATCTGAGAATCGTCGAGCTTAAACTCGGCGTTATAGTAACGAATACCCGCTCCGGTATCCACGAAAGCGGTCGGAGTACCGGCCACGCTGGTCGAGGTGAGTAGGCGATCTTGGAAAACTACTGCCCCGTCCACGTCCACGTAGAACGCGCCAAACTCGGTTAGTGCTATTTGCGCTAAAGCGGCGGTAGCGGTGCGAGCGGTTGTCGGGTTGGCTTGGACTGTCGTTAGCCCCGTATCCACGTCTCTGAGGCCGCTAGGCCACCCCACTTGGTCAAGGATACGCCCAAACCGTACCCCGGTCGTTTCTCCCGCTACGGCTCCGGTAACGGTTGAGACGGTGGCAAGGGTGAGAAGCTGAGTAGCGTCTAGCGCGGTAAGGGTAGTCGTCGAAACCTCTCCGACGAATTGGCTCTGTCGGTAGTCGTACGCGGTGATATAGCCGCTAAAGATATTGGTCGTTATGCCGGTCGTTGGATCCGTTGCCGCTATCTGGACTTTACGCAACGGGAGCAAAAGGCCGTAATAGGGCGAGCTCGTATTTTGGGGGTTAAAGTTTCCTAACTCGTCGGCAAGGACTACGGTAGCCGTTCCCGTTTGGAATTGTTCGGTAAGGATATTACGGCCTCGGGTCGTGCTGATATTTTGCACCTGAGAAGAGACGTCCACGATAACGGCGGCAGAATCCGCAAAGACGTCTTGGCCTAATATGCCCGTGCCAATAATAAAAGCTTGGCCAAAACTCGCACCCGTCGAGAAGTTAATCGTTACTTTGACGGTGGGTAGTGCCATTAGATAAATCCAGCCGGGGCAGTTACCCCTCCGAATCGGACGTATTTAACTATCTGATCGGCGATTATGTAGGTAAGTTTATTCTCGTCGGCAACGGTGCCAGCGTTTACGTTTACGGTTATATTATTGCCGCCGCTTGCGGCCACGGTTCCCGTCCCGGAAGGTATGCCCGCGGTTGCGTTGGTAACCGGGGGAGTAGGTGCGGCGTTGCTCATTGGTGGGGCGCCAAAGTCCCGAGGGACTGTTACCGGGCTTCCACCTGGTCCAATAACGTTGATATAGGCACGTAGCGGGTTAGAGGCGAGCCACTCCTGCAAAGCTTGGAGCTCGCTTTTACGCTTGGAGGTTGCGGCGCTATTAGCGGCCTCTATCTCTTTAATGCGGGCAAGCTCGGCGGCGGCCGCTTTCTTTTGTAATTCTTCTAACTGGTTAAGAGCTTTAGCGTCGTCGGCTAAGGTTTCGCTCTTGAGTGCCTTCATAGCTAAAAGTCGGGCGCGATCCTCGTCGGATAGTTTGCCCTTGAGTGCGGCTTCTATGGCTATATTTTCCTGGTCAAACTTGGCGGCTAGTTTCTTGCTCATAGCCAGCGCACGTTGAGCGGCTAACTCTTTCGCCTTTGCCGCGGCCGCTTTTTTGTTTAGTTCTACTTGCAATTTACCCGAGGCTATTGCTTTACGTTCCTCGCCTAAAGCGCTTGGCTTGGGTGCGCTCCCTGCCGTGCTTAACGGCCCAGCGGCGCCACTTGTAAGCTGTTGCAAAATACCAAGAGGCCCACCCCGTAGGTCTATGCCAAAAATTGACGTTTCCGAGGTAGGTACATCTTTTAGGAAATTATCAAAAAGATTTTTACCGCTTACGGTTTTTGCTAGGTTAATAAACTTCTCGGTAATAGTTACCAAGCCTAGAAAGGAATCGGCTAAACCGTTTATATCGTCTTTTAATCCGGCTACGCCTTCGTTGCCGCTTAATCTTTGTATAGCGTCAATTAACCCGACGCCTACCTTTTCTTTGGCTTCATCTACCGCTACGTTGAGAATCGCCAGCTGACCGCCAAAAGTCTTGGCGGCTTCCGCGGCTTGGCCTCGATAGGTATTGGCGAGTTTAGCCGTGATCTGGTCAAAGGTAGCGACCTTGAGCTCGGCTTTTGTTAAGCCCACCCCTAGACGGCTCAAAGCGGTGTTATTTCCTAGATAAGCGCGGGAGAGTGCCGCCGTTACCGTCTCGAGATTTTTGCCGGACCCGGCCGATATGTCTAAAGCCAGTTTTAATAAGTCTTGCGATTTAGAAACGTCGTTGGTACTGGTGAGGAGTCTTTGTAACGCGGGGCGTAGTTGATCTTCCGAGACCCCGGTAGCGAATTGTAATTTACCTACGAAATCGGCAACGGGTAACGCGGCGTAGGACTTGCCAAGATTTTTAAGGGTAAGACTTAGGCTTTTTGCTTGCTTTTCTTCCGTAATAGCCGCGCTTATAGAGGCTTTGGCAAAAGCGGTAGTCGCGGTAGTCAAACCGGCAAGCGATAGTTTACGAGCTAGCCCAAACTTTTTAAGGCTTGCGTCAAACTTTTTTAAGTCTTTTTCGGCTTGTTTTGTGCCCTTGTTGCTGTAGCTGAGGACTACCGGAATCTTAATAACCATTAGGCGGCCAGCTTTGCGTTAATGAAATTTACGTAACGAGCGACAATTTTAGCCATTTTTGCCGTTACCTCGTCCCGGCTTTCGTAAACCGACTTCCACGCTAAACGGCCTTGCTTTCCAGTTAAACTAATACCGGATCGTTGCTCAATATTGTTAATAAACTGAACACCGGCTCGAGTCGAGCCTTTAGTCTTTCTCCCCGCCCGCTCATAAATTACACCGGCGGGGTTGGCGTTGATAAGAAAATAAGCCTGTTCCCTTGTGTCGGTATCCTTACGGCGTATAGGACCAATTTTAGTCCGTATCCCAGTTTTTACTCTCGCTGGTTGATAAAGTAAACGAGTACCCCACTCGGCGCCGGTTAGCGATTTTTTAGCCCAACCGCTCATAGGCGCAATATCAGGAGCCATACCCCGCGTCTCCTGTACCAAACCTTTCATTACTGAATAGAGCTCTTTATTCATAGCCTTAAGAGTGTCGGCGTCGAAACGCTTTAAGTAAGCAACCGTCTCATTAAGTCCTTCTACCTTTGCTACGACTGCCACGTTTCACCGCCTCCGCTCTATCGTGTAATACTCTAAATACTGCCGCTAACATCTCCGGGCTTGCCTCGGCCAACGCTTGCGGCGGTATTCCTGTCTCTACTGCTACGGCCGCTATCTGATACGTGAGCGTCTGCTGATCGCTCACCCACCTAAAGGGTCGCTCTCTGCTACCTCCACGTTTTTAAGAGTTTCGAGAAAAGCGTCCCCAAACGGCGGTACGGTCTGCCCGGAGCGTTTAATCGCTTCCCAGCATAAGTAGTAAACGTCGGTTTGTTTCTCGTCCTCTCTAAAAGCCCGGTTAATGCCTTTCTTGGCGTATGCCTCGAAAGCTACCTCGATAGCCGGGGTAATCTCGTAGTGTTCGACTACCCCGGTATTTCGCGTGATTATTAACTTTGCCATTTCTAGCCCTTTCTAGTCTCTTAGGACGTAGCTATTGTTACGTCGGTTGTGCAGTCAAAGGTAAATTCGATACTAGCAACATCTCCGATAGTGCCATTAACGGGGGTGTAGCCGTTTACAAAACAAGAGCCCGAGTACTTCGGGTTCGTTGCCGACGCGGTCGAGCCATTAGGTGCGAGCTCAAAAGCCGCCGCGGTTCCTTTGAGAGAATCGAGAACGGCACGCGTAGAACCTGCGGCGATAGCCGCTTGATCTAAAAATAAAGTACCGCTGATTTGATGAGCCGCTAGGCCTTTAAGGTACTTACGAGAAGAATCCCCGGAGGCGGTAACGTCGAGTTGTTCGTAGTTGATATTTAAGCTAATAGACTGTACGACGCTAGACATATCATACGTCCCCAACTTGAAGTAGCTATTTTGGGCAAAATAAACGGCCACTTGATTACTCCTTATCTTTCTTTGTCGGTGCCGACGCTACTTCTTCGAGTATGCCGGTCTTGATAAGGCCGGGGACGTCCCAACCTTCTAGCTGAGAATCGGTAAGGGTTCCACCCTGACCAACTCCCGCAAGTTCATTATCTGTTAGCACTTTGTAAGTAGCCATTGTTTAACTCCAACCTGTAATAATTTCGATAGGTAACTCGGTCTGTAATAAATTGCCGCTTGGGGTTTCCAATATGCCCGGGGCGCTAAAGTCTCCGACGTGGATCGTAAGAGTTGTCGCGGCGTTCATCTTGGCCATTAGAGCGACTATGTAATCTTCTATCTGCGTGAGGTTCCCTTGATTATCGAATAGTGGAACCGCTAATAGAAGCTTAAAGCGTACGACCGGAGCTATGGCGAGCTTTTGGTTGCTTTGTACGCGGATATAGGGCTCGTCGGGTGCGATCGTAATACTGTTAGCTGTGGGAGTCGGTGGAGGGTAAGAGTAAACGTCCCATACTCCGGCATTAGTGAGCGCGGTTTTTAAGTCTGCGCGTAGCGTCGTTATGGTCGCTGGCATTAGCCCGCCATACCGGAAGGCGCAAGATAAGGCGCAAGTATCCCGCGTACTTTGCCCAGGAGTGCGTTCCCGAGGGTGAACGGGCTCGGTAGGTATCCGTCAATAGTGGCGACCGCTGATCCGGGGGCTTGTCGGCTCTGCCATATCGTAACGGCAACGGTAGCGGTAGCCTCGCGCACCGCTGGAACCGTTGCGTAGTCGTCGGCGTGGAAAGGGCCCTGAATCTTGCCGTAAGGGCGGATAAGGTGAAAGTCCTCGACTGCCTGATTATTGAGCGCATACGTCAAAGTAAAAGGCGTTACGCCGGTTATTGTTTTGTTGCCGTTATAGTGAGCCGCGCACCCACTAACGGTAATGGTTTGTCCCACGTTAAACCCGTGAGGTATTGGGGTGGTAAGTGTTGCTACGTTAGCTGTGGCGACTTGGTGGCCAGACACCGGAACATTGTTAAACCAAAGGAACGACTGAATTAAATCCTCGGCCGCTTGGCAGACTTCCTCTACGACTGCGTCCGTGTAAAGAGTCCCGATCCCCAAAATTGTACGTAGCTCCGCTTTGGTTATATACGTTGCCGCCATACTCGGGACTCCTTACTCGTTGAGGCCTACCCCCGCGGGACTAGGCGCGAGGGTAGGGGTCTAGGTTTGTATTAGGTGAGGTTGAAACGACGGAGGCCACCGGCTACGAGTGTCTTAGTAGCGAGGTATCCGTAGAGCATTGTCTCGATTTCACCTGAGGTTGGGACGTTGGTGGAGAGTCGGAGAACCGGGCTCTCGTAAATTGCGATAGCTGAAGGAACGCAAATAAACGCTGACTCGTCAATAGTCGTTGCGACCATATTAGCGTCTACGTAGAGATCAAGGCCGAGCACGTTACCGCGTAGGCTTTGTGGGTTCGCGTTTCCTCCGCTGTTGTATGGGCTTCCTGCATTGTAAATTGGGCGGCCGGTTGAATCGGTTGCGCCCATTAGGAGACCCCATTGTGAAGTACCAGCAATATAGGCAGTTGGTAGTTCACCTGTTGCGGCGTATGCGAGAGGAACCTCAGTAGAGACGAAAGAGATAATACCGGCGCTTGAGGCCGCTACCGCTGTCGCTTGAGTTCCGCCCGCTGTGATTTCTGCAATTACTGCCGCGTCGGTTGCCTTGTTATAGGCACGGGTCATATTGTCGAGCATAGCTTGAAAAAAGCTCGGGTCTGATCTTTCAATGAGCTCAACTGAGTAGCGTTTTAAACCGGCGTACTTCTTTCCGGTCGCGTTTACGTACGAGCTAACGATACCTTG